CACCCTTCATCGTGGAGAGCGACCCCTATTCATTTGGGAACACCAACTCAAAGATGAGCGCCGTCCTCTTAAGAAGATTAAGGACGTAAATACTAGAATCTTCACGATGGCCCAAGTCAACGCCACTATTGTGTCCCGAGCCCTCAGTCTTCATTTTGTTGCAAAATTCTATGAAACTGTTGGTCAAGGATTCTCTGCGGTAGGTATTGATACCTCGAGTCCCATCTGGGCAAAGCTCAGAAGAGACATGTTGAATGTATCTGACCGTGGATGTGACGGAGACTTTGGCAAGTTTGACGGAACCCTCGACCCTGACCTGATTATGGACTCCCTACGAATCATCGCACGCTGGCAAGATCACCTGACGCTTTGGCGAAAGGATCATGAAACTGGCCAGTGGACATCTCTTGTCTTCGGACCCAAAGAATTGGAGCGTGCTCTGATTCTGATGGCGAATGAATTCATTCACACCTACCAACTTGTGTTTGATTGCTTACATCGCAAATGGCAGGGCAACCCCTCCGGGAATTGCCTAACTGTTGTTATTAACACAATAGTGAATGCCATGTATCTTCGCCTCGCTTTTGCCTATCTTAGGTGGAAGAATCCTATTGCGCTGCTTCCCATCGCGGCGTACGACAGATATGTTAAAGATTGGTTCTACGGAGATGATAATGTTCTCGCAATATCTCCGGATATACTGGACTGGTTTAATCCCCTTGCTATCTCTGAATACTTTGCCACTCTCGGTTTAGAATATACGACCGCAGATAAAAGTGGAATAAAGCAGCAGGTAAAGAAGGTTAAGGATTTCCGCTTTCTGAAAAGACAGTGGAGACCAGATACAGAATTCCGGCATTTAATGTGGGACCCCATCGACCCCGACACCATCAACGAACTCACCAACTGGATCAGAATAAACCCTGACATCGACCCAGACCTCCAGTTGAGGGAGCAATTCAGCAACGCTCTGCGAGAAGCAGTAGCGCATGATAGACGATTTTATCGTGAATTTCTCCGAAAATGTAACGACGCCCTAAAGCAATGTAACTTGGATCAATTTCCAGATGAGTTCGACGGGTTTCGTACATCACGCATCGGACGGTTAGCCGGAGTAAGTGTAACAGCTGAAACCAAGCTCGCCGAGAATTCCGCGACTGTGATCTCCGTAAGGATATGAACACGGCGGAATATTCACTTTATTCGCTAATTGGACTCC